TCTGCCAGCTCCCGGGTCAGCTCCTCGCTGGTCGATGCCGCCAGCTGATCCCTGAGCTGGTCGATGATGGCCGCCACGGCCCTCTCCGACGCATCCTCGGCTTTGATCAACGTGTACACCGTGGTACCATCATCCAACACCTCGTCGCTGACCACGTCAAACCCATCCCTGACCCACATGGTCTGCCATTCGGGGAGATGGTTGCCGGCCCAGTCATAGCTGTCGTCGGTCCAAGTGACAGACATCGGATACCTCGCGCAGATCATGCTCCATCCGGTTATGATGCCCCTGCTGTCTATGCCTGCGGCCTGCGGCCTGGGTATCACCGTCTTGATGCTCCAACCAACGCCGGGATGCGTGCCGTTGCGCATGTGCCATATCTCGGGGTTGGTGCCATCCCTGATGACGCCCAACACACCTCTGAAATCCCAATCCTCTTCACTCATCGCCAAGCAGATGTCCGTTGTAGAGTGCGCTGAGGCACGGGCTGTATTCGTTCGTGGATTTCTCGATCTTTATGAGACCATGCTGGTTGCAGAATCGCATCAGCGCTATGCCCACCTGCTTCTTGGGTTCCACCCTGACCTCGTTGATTATGGCCAAATCCCACTTCTCGATGAGATCAGCCGGCTGCTGGGTGAGATCTATCAGCATGCGGTTGCGCTCGTAGTCGTCCTTGACCCTGCGCTCCGCCCCCTCGTGATCCATCCACTTGCTGAGCATGATGTTGTTCCATGCGTAGCCCTTGTCGTGCCTGTTGTCGTATGCCTCCTGCAGCTTCTTGGTGCGCACGCCAGGGAAGGCGCTCATCACGTTGTCGCCTGGATCGCCTCGCAGGCACTTCTCGAACAGTATCCATTCGGGATCAGGTATGGCCATGTCCTGCCCGCTCTTGTTCTTGGCTATGTTGCCATCCTTGTCATAGATGCCGTTGACGGTGTACAGCAGCCCTGCGATGCCGTTGTAGATCATGCAGTTGGGCGCTATCAGCTGCTGGAAGTCGCTGTCGCTGCTGATCACCACGTGCTGATCACCCGGATGCAGCTGGATCCAACGTGCGATCATGTCATCCGCCTCTGCGTTGGGATGGTGCAGCACGGTGCAGTTGGTCTTGGTCTTGACGAAGTCGATGAACTGATCCATGATCTCGAAGAACACCGTGTCCTCCTCGACCTCCCGCGGGGTGCGCTTGTTGGCCGCCACCTTGCGGTTGGCCTTGTACGGCGTGTATATGTCCTTGCGCCAGCTGCGACCCTCGAGGCAGAAAACCGTGTGCGCTGCCTCGAAATCGTTCCAGACCTTCTTGATGCTGGTCAGTATGATGTGCAGCGCCATGCCGATCTGCTGGTCGATGTCAGGGGCGCGTACCCCATGCCGTACCCGCATGAATAGGTTCTGAGTGTCTATGATTATGTATGTGGCCATCGTCGTATCCTTGCTATGCAGTAAACACTATAGCACCTGAAGCCGCCTTACGCAACGGTTATACCTTGCGCCACCACCATGCCTCATTGGAGGATGTGTGCATGCCAGTTGGATCCACACCGTGCCTCTTGGCCCAGCTGGTCACCGCGAAGTTCACGCTGAAAAGGTTGCTGTCATGGCCTGACATGATGCCTCCAACCCTGATCTTGGGCCACCAAGCGTCTAGATCCTGCAGCACGGCACGCATGCTGTGATCAGCATCTATGAAAACGAAATCCAGCTCACCGTCAGCGAATGCCGCGGCAGCGTCGGTGCTGCTCAGCTTCATGTGCCTGAAACGCGGACCAATGTGAAACAGATTTGCCTGCAGCTGTTCGTAGGCGTTGTCTTGTCGAGATTGCGTGACATATCCGTCCCAATCCATGTAGGCCTTGTAGTGATCAACCCCGATCAGCTCGGCTAAGCCGGGGCACGATTCCAGCATCATGTGGCTGTTGATGCCCAGGCACACACCAACCTCCACGCCGCGTATGCCATCTCCCAGGTCTTGTAACAGTGGGATAATGCCATATGCCGCCGTGGTTGGCTTGTACTTGGTCCAGATGGGACCGTGAACTATCCTGACGAATTCGTTTAGATCTGCGTCCATCACCCGTTATTTATGGGTGGTTCATCAGCTGTGCTCGGTCTTGCCGTCGTCACGGCGCACGGTTCGCACAGTCCTGACGAACTCCGGCTCGCTCACCGCCATCTCGTCAAGGATGCTTGAGCAAACGTCGTTTAGCCAGCGATTGATGATCTCCTCCTCCGTGCCAGCGTATCCGTTGGCCTCGAGGTATCTCACGAAAACATCGTTGTAATCCAGCTCGAAGTAGGTCTTGCTGGGATCGGCCGGATCCCAGCTGATCTTGGGCATGGCCATGTAGGGCTCATCGGTTAGGTCAGCCCGCTTGCGCTCGTGCTCCTGCTCGGTGATCTTGCCATGCTTGAGATCAACATCCAGAATGGCCAGCTCGATGGTCCTCTCGTCGGAGTCCTTGGGCAGCGCCAATCTGGTCTTGCGCCTGTCAGCCTCGTACTGATCTATACGACCATGCTTGAGGTCCACATCTACCAAGGCCCTCTCCAGATCGGTTGGGTCGTCATTGTTTATCTTGGCCAGCGCGACGTCTAGCTCGTGGCCCTCGTATAGGTATTCAGCCTCGGCTATCTGCCTCGACCTACCCTTGAGCCCCCATGATGCCGGCAGCAGGTGGAATGGTATCTTCATGTCGTGTCTCCTCAGGCTATGCTGGCATATAGGTGAAGTTGCATATTGAAAATGAAACCATGTTTAGCACAATACCGAGCAGCATACTCGTGATTCGCTTGATTAGATTTCATATTCAACAGCCCTTCTTCCCACGCAGATATAACCTCGTCTACGTTGCTGCGCTCCTCGATGCTGATGTCGTTCTTGGTGGTGCGCAGCTGCTTGCTCTTCTGTGGTTCCCTGTTGTAGATGTTCATGGGGCTGATGAACACCTTCTTGCCCTTGGCCGCATACTCATGCGCCCAATCGGGGATGCTGCTGTATGGGCTGTTGGGATCAGCGCTCATCACGAACTTGAGGCAATCCGCTCGATCCAGCACATCCGTGTTGGGCTTGAGATACTTGACCGCCGCGCCGTTCTTCTCCGAACACTTTGGCGAGCACACCAGAGTGGTTGATTTCGGTAGGTCCTGCCACACCGTGCCATTGCTCTCGATCTGCGTGTTCTCGAACTCCTGGTTCATCCTGTGCAGGAACGGCACCAGATTCTTCTGCAGCATGGGTTCGCCGCCCGTCAGGACCAGCACCATCTTGCGACGCTTTGGCTCGACCGTCTCCCTGGTCACCTTATCGACGATGTCACATGTGGTGGCATCAAACTCCCATTGGCTGCGATTGGTCTGCGCCCAGTCTGGAACATCGCCGTTGAAGTAATCATGCACGACGCGATCTATCCTGGAGGTCAGCTGCTCAGGAGATAGCCAATCACCACCATCAAAGTAAGTGTCACAGAAAGAGCAAGCCAGATTGCACTTGGCCAACCTGACGAACACCGCCGGTTCTCCTCGATAGGGTCCCTCGCCCTGCAGTGTGTAAAAAATACTGGTGACAAATAGCTTGTCACCGGCGTCATTGAAGTATTTCTGACCGACGATCTCATTCTTGCCAAACACTCTCTATCTCCTGGGACTGTATTTAAGATCAACCATTTGATCTAGTTTACACTGGGTAGGCCGGCGAAGCAACCCCCACCGGCCTTGCGTTTGATCATTGGTTGACCAGTGGTAGGCTCACCGGATGCTGGTCGCACGCCGCCGGATCGCCTTGCCCGGCCTCGGTGAGGAACGTGGTGTCAGCCGGCACCTGCCCCATGGGGCACTTGCAAACGGCGATGCCATCCTTGCCCTTCTCGCAGTTGAAGCTGAAGCAGTTGCTGGCGTTGTAGCCCTGGTTCAGGCTCTTGTCGCACTTCTGCACCTTGGCTCGCATGTCCTTGGGTTTCTTGCTGAAGCCACTGGCCTCCTGTGGGTAGTAGACCCGAGGTGCGAACAGGCTCCACACATGCTTGTCGTCGGTCGCCGCGCATGTGCCCTGCATGTTGCCCGCCGATAGATCAGCCATGGCGCCTCCCTCCAATATCGGGCATTTGCATGCGACCTCTGGATATTCGATTCCGCTGTTGGCCTTGATCATCTTGCCGGTGGGTTCGCATGTGCTGGCCGCGCACAGTGCGAACTGACCCTGGCATATGGTCAGAGTTGGCTTCTGCTCCTGCGCGGACGCCGTCGTGGTGTGAGATGCCATTGCTGACAACAGCAGGCCCAGCATCAGTAAAATCTTCCTCATTGCTTGACTCCTATGATGGCCCGTCGGACCGGTTTCAGTGATGTACATGATGTACAAGTCTACATTCTGCGCTGATCATCTCGAATAATCAATCAATCCTTGCGCAGCATGTACAGCACCCTGGCCTCCTCGATGATGGCCGCTATATCTG